GCCTCTTCTGTCAATTCTCAGGCATCCTCCGTCGTTTTTACGACACTCCCTACTATTGACTCTGTCATTTTTGAGACAGCCTCTGTTGATCTTATGACAGCCTCTATAAATGTGCGTTGGGTCGTCTACTAGTAGCATAAAACTTGATATTTCTTGATAATTTATATATATATATAACTTATCAAAATTATTATTTATTTTTTTCTAGTTTATTATATTTTCTTAATCCATTCATTTTTGCTACATATACATTTAATATAGACATTACATCTTTTACTAATTCTTCTTCTGGTTCTATTACATTTTTTTGATTTATTATTATTATTTTACCTTTTGAATATTTTTCAATCAATTCTTCAATTAATTCAAATCCAAATCTTGTTAATCTATCTTTATATGCTACAACTAACTCATTTACTTTTCCCTCTATTGCTAAATTTATAATTTTTTTAATGCCTCTTTTATTTAGATTTAATCCAGAACCTATATCTTCAATGATTAAGTGTTTAGGATATAATTTTACCATTAAATTTTTTTGTCTTTCTAAATCGTCTTTTTGATTATTTGATGAAACCCTTACATAACAAATATTTAATTTACCTTTTTTTTTATCTAAATCTTCTAAATTATCACATAAAATAGTATTTTTAATTTTATTATCATCATCACAAATTTTTTCTTTTATATATTTTTCAATATTATATAATCTTTTTCCTCCAGTTGTTCTAATTGTTTCAATTAAACCTTTTTTTTCCCATAAATAAAGTGTTCTTTGATGAACTCCAATTATCTCACTTGCTTTTTTTCCTCCAACGAATTTTATTTTGTCAATATTCATAATATTACACCTACTTATATAATTCGTTAATTATTTAAGTCATTTATAAAAAAATAATTATTATACTTTATAATATTTATAATTAATTATAAAATATATAAAGTAATTTAAATATAATATATATATAATATATTAAATGAAAAAGAAGAAAAAAAATAAATTATTAAAATTTGAAGATTATTTATTTAATTCTTACAATGATATAATTGAAATTAACAATAAAAATAAAGAAATATTAGAAAATCTTAATCAAATCAAGCAACAATTAAATACTTCAATCTTTTATCACAATGATATTAAGGATATTTATGACGATAATATTGATTTTATATATGATTATATAAATATTGATTATGTATATTATAAATTTACTCAAAGTGATAAAATTATTTGTTCTAATATATCAAAATATTCTAATATTGATAAAAATATTTTAATTCCAAATTTTAATAATAAAAAAAATATACATAAACAACTTGATTATTTCATTATTAAATATGAAAATTTTACTAAAAAGTTTTGTAAAATTATTGATGAAAATGATAATAAGGAATATAATAATAAAGACAGAGGTATATTAGATTATACAGATTTATTAATTTTAATTAAAGATTCAAATTGTATTCCATTTTGGAACGATAAATGTGATGAATTATCTAAACAAATTTTTTTACCAACTGATTCTAATCTACAAATTTTTAAAAAACCAAATACTTTTAATTATAAAAACTGGTTTAAAACAGAGCATTTAAATTCTTTAAATAAAATTAATCTTGATAATAAAAAATTATATATTGATAAGGAAAGAAAATTTGTTAAACAATATAAAAATAAAAAAACAGGTCAAATGGAAAATATTATTAAATCTCATAAAATTAAAATTTATTTTAATTCTATACAAAAAAAAAATATTAAAAGAATTTTTGGTGTTTATAGATACTTTTATAATAGAACTATTCAATATATAAATAATTTTGATAAAAAAAATAATAAAACTTTTTATTTAGTTGATTATGGAAAAGATGAATCCAAAATTATAATTGATTTAAAAGATCAAAAAAATAAACTTACTTTTATAACTATAAGAAATTTAATAAAAAAAAATTATCCAGAATGGATTAATAAAATTAATTTTCCTTCTCATTTAGTAGATATGGGTATTAAAGAAGCAATTAGTTCATATAATGGTTGTATGATTAAATTTAATAAATATAAAATTCCATTTACACTTAAATATAAAACAAAAAAAGATAAAATACAAACATTAAATATTGAAAAAACAATGATTCAGATAAAAACAAATAGTTTATTTTATAATCTAAAAGATATTGATAGTAAGCAATTTATATTTAGAAATTTGAAAACATCCTGTAATTTTAATAAATATTCAAATATTTGTGATAGTTCTATAACTTGGAATCAAAAAACAAATGAATATTTTTTAAATATAAATTTTGAAGATATTAAATTACCTTCTTCTAATATTTTATTAAATAATAAAATATGTTCTATTGATCCTGGTCTTAAAAATTTCCTAACTATATATTCTGATAATTCAATTGATAAAATTGGTATTGGTATAAAAGATACTTTACAAAAGATTTGTAAAGATATTGATATAATTATAAGTAAACAATATAAAAAAAAAGAAGGAAAATATAAATATAATCATCAAAAGAGAAGAAATTTAAAAAAAGTATTACATAGAAAAATTAAATATCTTGATAACTTAAAAGAGGAATTGCATAATAAATCAGTAAAATATTTATGTGATAATTATGGAAAAATAATAATCCCACCTTTTGAAACCCAAAAAATGGTGTCAAATATCAAATTAGATTCCAAAACATCAAGAAATTTAATGTGTATTTCTTACTATAAATTTTTATCGAAATTAAAATCAAGATGTATAGAATATGATATAGAATTAGTAATAAGACCAGAATATTATACATCTAAAACATGCACTAGATGTGGAAATATAAAACATGATTTAAAAAATGCAAATACATATATATGTAAAAATTGTGATTTAAAAATTGATAGAGATATAAATGGTGCAAGAAATATTTTATTAAGAAATTTATGCAATTAATATTTTTAATTAATGAGAGTTACCTCCATAATTTTTTAAAGAATTATGTGCAAATGTAAGACATTATGTCTCATTTGTAAAATAAACTTGATTATCAAGAATTATCAAGTTTTATGTAACGGCTGGTTTTAATCAAAAAAAACCATCATATCCACCGTCACGCCACGTCTTCCAGAGCGATCCTTGTTTTTAGTGACATCTAGTCTCTTATAACAACGCATCAATAAAACGATTGATGTACTATTTTTATATTTTACAAACCATAACTTTACTCAAGGCCAATTATTTAATAAATATTTTATATAAAATATTTATTAAAAATTGAATTTAAAATTTTATATATATAAATATCTAAATGTTTACTATTACTAATTTAAATCAAAAATTATCATCTGATACAGTTGATAAGAAAAAATATAAGAATAAAAAATATAAAGATGATACTGTCTCTAATGTAGATGATGTTGATGATATGAATGATGATAATGATGCGAATAATGAATATTATGATGATGAATATGACGATGAATATGATGATGAATATGATGATGAATATGATGATAATGATAATGGTTCTGATTCTGGTTCTAATGATTCTGATGGTTCAGATAGTTCAAATAATGACAGAATTCTTATTGCTATAAAGTGGATTAAAAGTATTATTAACAAGAATATAACTAGAAAGATGAATACATCAAGATTATTAAATATTATTAAAGATGAAATTAAATCTATGAAAAAGAGTTTATTTGAATGTAAGAAATGTAAAAATAAAAAATTTATTAAGGAATTAAATGAAGAATTAGCATACTATGATGAACTTGTGCTTAAATTAGATAAAGAATATGAGTCTGATAATAATTTTGATATTTTAAAATATATTGAAAAGATAGAGGATGAATATAGAAAATCACTTGAAAATCCAGTTCCAAATAAAATAAAAAACATTCCAGAGTTAGTATTTACAATTCTATTAGGTCAAAATGATGAAGAAAATAATCAAACAAATCAGAATATTAATTATTCAGAAGAGGATAAAAATAAAGATAAAGAATATAATACAGAGTTTGATAAATTATATAACTTTGACACAACAACAAAAAATACAGCAAAATATTTTAATCATTTAGAACTTGATAATAAGAAGACTATTATTGAGAAATTAAAAGAAATTAAAAATGAAGAACAACAAGTAGAACCTAATTTTATAAAGATATTAAATTCTAATATGTCCGTTCATAATAAAACATTTATATTATCAAAGTTAAATCAATTTGAAAATCTAAGAGGTAATTCAGAACATTACAAGCTAAAGACTTGGATTAATAAAGTAATGAAAATTCCTTTTGATAATTATGTTAAACCTCCTATTCTTAAAAACGATGAACCAATTAAAATTAAAAAGTATTTAGAAGATGTTAGAGTTAAATTAAATGATGGTATTTACGGCCACGAAATGACTAAAGAACAATTAGTAAAGATTGTAGCACAGACAATTACAAATCCGGAAGAAGGTGGTAATATATTTGCGTTGCAGGGACCACCAGGTGTTGGTAAAACAGCACTTATTAATGATGGTATTGCCAAAGCATTAGATAGACCATTTTCATTTATTAGTTTAGGAGGAGCAACCGATTCTAGTTTCTTAGAAGGACATGATTATACATATGAAGGTTCAAGTTGTGGACGGATTATTGATATTTTAATTCAGACAAAGTGTATGAATCCAATTATTTATTTTGATGAGTTAGATAAAGTTTCAGATACGCCTAAAGGAGAAGAAATCATTAATATATTGATGCATATTACAGATGCTACTCAAAACAGTCATTTTAATGATAAATATTTTGGAAATATTGATTTAGATTTATCAAAAGTAATTATGATATTTTCATTTAATGATGCTAATAAAGTATCAAGAATTTTAAGAGATAGGATGAAAATCATTAAAGTAAAGGGTTATAAGAATGATGATAAAATTCAAATAGCAAGAAATTATATTTTGCCTAAATTATTTAAATCGGTTGGATTAACTGATATTAGAGTTATCTTCTATAAAGAGATTATTGAATTTATTATTGACAACTATACAAATGAAGGTGGTGTTAGAAAGTTAAAAGAGATTTTAAGTGATATTTTACTAGAAATTAATCTTAGAAAACTTGAAGATAAATTAGTTAATAATAAAAAAATTAAAGATGAAATTATAATTAATAAGACTGTTATTGAAAATGATTTTCTAAAGAAGAAAAGAAAATTAGAACATATTAGAATTAATGAAATTCCTAAAGTTGGTGTTGTTAATGGTTTATGGGCGAATGATCTAGGAATTGGTGGTTTAATTCCAATTGAATGTTGTTGGATTCCAACAGCAGAGAAACTAGAATTAGAATTAACTGGTATGCAAGGAAAAGTTATGAAAGAAAGTATGTCTGTAGCTAGAACTATTTCATGGAGGATTCTACCCGATAATATAAAAACAAAGATTACAAATCATTGGAAAAAATCCTACGAACATGGTATTCATATCCATTGTCCCGATGGCGCTACACCTAAAGATGGTCCAAGTGCTGGAGGAGCTATTACAACTTGTTTAATTTCATTACTTACTGGTATAACAGTTAATAATAAGATTGCTATGACAGGTGAAATTAATTTGAAAGGTAAAATTACAGCTATTGGAGGATTAGAAGATAAATTATTCGGAGCTAAACAAGCTGGAGCTGAACTTGTATTATGCCCTAAAGAAAATGAAAAAGATTTAAATGAAATAATTGAAAAATTTCCAAATCTAATCTGTAGAAATTTTAATGTAGAAATGATTGAAGATATTTGGCAAATTCTTGATAAAGTATTAACCCAAAAATGCGAGTTTGTTAGATTTTAATTTATATATACAATTACTATTATAATATATTTTAATTATTTTAGAAATGCATATTTTTGCATTATTTTTTATTAAATAAATTAAAAAATTTTTACATCAAATTTTTCAATTTTATAAAATAGGTTTAAAAATAAAAATTCATTTTTTTGGTGCTTTTTTTTGCACCCCAACTCTCTCACAAATTTAAAAAATATTTTTTAGGGCATTTTTAGGGCATTTTTTGAGTATTTTTTGATTATTAATTTATTAAAAGTATAAAAGTAGAATAAATTAATTTTTTTATAAGATATTTTTAGGACATTTTTAGGACATTTTTTAAGTATTTTTTAAGTATTTTTTAAGTATTTTTTAAGTATTTTTTAAGTATTTTTTAAGTATTTTTAAATAAAAAGTAAATATCTTGACTACAGAAAATTATTTTTAAGAAATTTTAATATTTTTTTATTTAAAAAGTATAGAACCATGCTAAATTAATTTTATTCAAAATGATCGGTTTAGACTCCTTTATTACAAAACAAATTAATTAATAAATTAATTAATTTTAATATATATTATTAGTATAAATAAATGGTAAATTATATTTGTGATAGATGTTTTATAGATTTTGGAAATAGAAAAGATAATTATGAAAGACATGTAAATAGAAAATATCCATGTAAAAAAATAAATAATAATTTGAATAGTGGTGATGAATTAAAAAATGATAATAAAAGTGATATAATATTGGAAGTAATAAATAAACAAAATGAAAAAATAGATTTTCTTATTAAACAAAATGAAAAATTAAAAGAGGATAATGATATTTTAAAAAATCAGATTATTTTATTTAACAGTGGATCTAAAAATATTAAAAACACTATAAATAACACTAATAATACAAACTATACATTAAATATCCAAATAAATAATTTCAAAGATACAAAATATTTGACAGAAAACTTTAATAAATATTTTTGTAATCCAAAAATAACAGGTAAAAGTATATACACAAAAACAATAGAAGATATATATCTAAATGTTGAAAAACCAGAAAATCATAATATATATATAAATGATAAAAATAGAAAACGTGCTAAAATATATAATAATAATAGATGGGAATCAAAAGATATTTATAGTGAAAATCATAATAATGTAATAAATGATATAATAGATAATTGTGTAAATTATTATAAATTATCAATTGAAGAATTAAAAGAAAATAATGAAAAATATGAAAAACTTAAAAATATAATAAATAAAAAGATTCAATATATTAATTTTTGTGATGCTGATTATTTAGATGAATTAAGAGACAAAGAATATAGAGATAATCAATTGATTACAAGATGTGAAGAATTTAGGCACATTGTTTATAATGAAATAATAAATTTATTAAATGATAAAAAAGATATTGTAAAAAAAAGTCATAAAAAAAATTAAAAATATTTAAAAATGAGATCATCTAGTTAGTAAAAGTATATCAAACTCTATCAAATAGAGGATTACTTTTACTGACTAGGTTTGAGATATGGTGTAAGTATATAATAAATATAATTTTTGTATAAATAAATATTTCCACTTGAATTTTGTTTCAAAGTGAAATAGGAGGCCCTCCAATTGCTCCGGCATTTTTCCGCCTTCTTTTATCCGCCTCTTTCCGGGATTGTTTCCATCCCTTTTTTACAAGAGCATATGCCTCCATGATCAAGGTCATGTTGACATACCCATCCTTAAAAACATCCTTATTTTTAAGATGTAAAGGGACACCGTCAACTATTACAATCATTATTGAGAATGGTGCAACAGAATAAACTATTAAGATAAATAAAAATTTCAATTTTTTTATATATTATAAAAATTTTATTAACTATTCTATTGACAATTACCAATCAACATACTATATCTACCCGTACATTTGTAATATTTATCATGTATATTATTATTTTCAAAATTTTCACATTTATCAAAATTTTCACATTTATCAAAATTTTCACATCCGGTGCTATTTAAATATAAAACAAGTATCATTAATAACACTAAAATAATTAACATTTTTATTATTATATAATATGTATATAATAATAAAATTCTTGTAATAAATAATATATATTGATGTATATAGATAATAGTATTATCTTATTTATATAAAAAAATTGAAAATAAAAATTATTTGAAAAAAAGTATATGAGGTAAAATTTTGATTATGCCTAACGACGGTTCGATAAACATTAGTGAAAGTCCGTCGCAAAACACAACAATGGGCTTTGTATCTATCAGTGTCTTGACAAAAAGAATGGTTGTTCCTACAACGGTCATCATTTCTGTCTCATCTTCTGACACCATTGCAGATATCAAGAACAAAGTTGCGACTGAACTCACGGCCATGCAAGAAAGCCCAAAGAGGATCTTTTTTGAGAGTCCAATTCTCAGACATGGCAAAAAAATCCTTGAGGACAACAGGCTCATGTGTGAATGCAATCTCAACTCAAGAGATATGCTCTATATGACAGAGATGATGCAAATCTTTGTCAAAGGTCTGGATGGCAAAACAATGACAATCCTAACCCTCCTCTGATATTGTATAATTTTATATACTTTTGTATAAAAAGATATAATATAATTATACAGTTTTATGGCATTGGAGGCTTGCCAGTCTGGCTTTCATACCAGGCATTTGAACTATACTTTTTATGTATATGTTCCTTGAACCATTTTCATCTCTATCTATTTTATATTTACATGCTTTACATGTTTTTAATCTTTCTGTATCATAATCTTTTGATAACATTCCACACATTGTGCAACATTGAGATGTAAATGATTCGTCTACTTCATATATATTCGTTCTATATCTCTTCGCCGTTGCTTTTAGATACTCTTTGAACTTATAATGAGACTGCATTGATAATACAAATTTAACGTTATTACTTAATCTTATTTTTTTTTTTAATAAACGAAGTTCTTTCTTTCCTTCTTCTTTTGTTAATTCTTTTATTTTATTTGTTCTATTTTTTATTTCATATTTACTTATCATTGGTTTTGTTTTGAATTCTGGTAATAAAATATTTGAATAATTTTCACATAAATATTTCGCACTTTTTTTATGAACTTCATTTACATATCCCTTTATTTTTAAATATAATCTTCTTATTTTTTTTTTTAATTTTTTTTTATTGTTTATTTTTTTTCCATTTTTATTATTATTTTTATCTAATATACTTTGATATTTTTTTATTTCTTTCTGCCAACCTAGGATTTTAATTCTCATATTATCACCTAGTTTTCCTATTGTATTATTTGAGTAAAAATAATTAAATATTTTTTCACCTTGATCAATAGCAACTATTTCTTGTTTTTTTATTTTTGATTCATTAATTAAATTTTCATCTTTTCCATCAAAAATTACAAATAAATAATATTTATTTAATGTAAAATCATATTGTAATTTACATTCTTTATTTAATTTATATTTTGTTGTTATTTTTTTAAAATTATTACATTCTAATTTTCCAAGAGTTTTAATAAATATTCCATCATTTGATATATTTCTATCAGATATTGAAATAGTTTGAGATACAATTGTATTTTTATATTTCATTTCATATTTAGCGCTTTCAAATTTTTGTGTATTTTTATTATATTTACCATTTTTAAATGCTCTATCTTTTGCAGCTGCGAGATTTTTGCAAAAATCTCGTATTTCTGCTTTTAATGTTTCATCTGGTGCTGGTTTACTAATTTTTTCTCCTCTTTGTTTAGGAGGATTTTTTAGTTTATTAATTTTTATTTTTTCCATTTTTGGTTTAATAACTTCTTCTTTAATTATTGCTTTTTTATTTTTACTAACCTTATTTTTATATTCAATCATATCATTATTATATTTTTCTTTTACTTTTTGTTTTATTTCATTAATTTGTTTTTGATTAGCTAGATTAAAAATATTAAATTCTTCCTGTTTTTTTTTAAGATCATTAATAATTAAAGTTTTAGCAATTGAAATATTAAAATTATCAACTCTATTTCTGTAAATATGTTTATAAATTATATCTTTAAGTAATTGCCAATTAGTAGTAACATTAGGTAATTCTTTCCAAATATCAACACATAAATTATAAATCATACTACACTCTTTAAAATATTCTATTAATATTTGATGTTGTTTATTAGAAAAATTAATTTGATATTTATGAGAACAAATAATATTATCTACTTTATTATTGTTAAAATCATCTAAAAAGTTTAATTTAAAATTATTATCAGATTTTTTTACAGATGATAAAATATTTTTATATTTAGTAGGTGTTTTAACTTTATAAAATTCTAAAGGATTAGATATATAATTTTGTATTCTTATGGTGTCTTCGTTATACCATTCACATAAGTTCATATAATATAAAAAAGAAAGAAAATTTTAAATTACTTTATATATAATTACATAAAATTATATTATATATAATATAATTATATAAATGGAGTTTGTAAAAAGAAAAGAAGCATTAGAAATATTAGGTATTTGTTATAAAACTTTATATAAGTTAGCAGATAATAAAGAAATAGATACTATAAAAATAGGAAATAATATGTTATATAATGTAAATAAATATTTAAGAGATCGTAATGTATTAAATAAAGAAAGAATAAAAGTTTGTTATTGCAGAGTATCAAGTAATAAACAACGAGAAGATTTAGAAAGACAAGTAAAGTATATGAAAGATAAATTTCCAACTCATGAAATAATAAAAGATATTGGATCAGGATTAAATTACAATAGGAAAGGATTACAAGAAATAATGGAAAAAGCAATAAAAGGAGAAATAGAAGAAGTAATAATAGCATATAAAGATAGATTAACACGTTTTGGATATGAAATGATAGAATGGTTAATAAGAAAATATTCAAATGGCAAGATAGTAATAATAAATAAGGAAGAAGAGGAGACACCAATTGAAGAACTAACAAAGGATATAGTATCAATAATGAATGTTTATGTTGCTAAAGTAAATGGATTAAGAAAATATAAAACACATTTAAAAGAAGAAATAGATAAACATTCATATAAAAAAAATAAGTAAATTTATATATATTATACAATTTTATATAAAAGTATATAAAATTATACATTTTAAGGTTTCCGAGTACGGTCCTTCTGGGACCAAGATTTTACACTTCAAAAAGCTTCTTGCACGGAAATTGCAGGAAAAAGGATATGGCAATAATCCACCTCACATAATGCGGTTATTGTACTCAAGTATGCAGCTAGAGGATGACAAACTGTTTTGGAATTACAATATCCAAAAGGAAGCCACTCTTCATTTGATGCTGCGCCTACGTGGTGGCATGTTTCATGCAAGCTCTGGCTTTCGTACAGAAGAGGAAGTAGAGGAAGATCTGTTCCTGTCATCGTTGTTGCAACAGGCGGAAGCAGCTTGTAAATCTTTCTGAATGAATAACGTATTGACAAAAAAGTCAAAAGCTACCAATTTAATCTTTATTTATAATAAAATCTAAATATTTAATAGTAAAATTATATAAGTTATTTACAAGTTAAGACATATTTTTATAAGCATCGTGTATATTGTTATTATTATTAAAATTTATATATAATGTTTTCTCTTATTATATATAAAAAATTGAATAAATTAGATATAGAAATATAATATACCTTTTCAATATGGCTTTTGTTACGGTTGATGGTGCAACAATCAGTTTTGAGATTGATCCTTCTGCTAAAGTAGGAGATTTATGGCCTGCTTTAACCCAAAGAGGATATCCTCGTGACTACTATTGTTTTACATATGATAGTCAAGAGGTTGATAATGACAGTCTTTTCACTGATTTTGGTGAAAATCTTGTTTTTAAGCTGGAGATACGACCAGAGATTAAACCTCGCTGGGATGAATTTTGGGCTACATCTCAAGTAAATTTAGACGAGTTCCCTATAGGACATCCTATACGTGTGGCTTTTGAGGCTAATATTTGGTCTCAAAAACTAGAGTTTCTTGCTATAATGAAACATGCTGCTACTGGAGATTTTTCTTCTGCTACAATTGCTAATGATTATTATAAGCTAGCTATGGCCCGAGTAATTAAACAGGCTATAGTTGACAAAGGTGATATTGTTGTTTCATTTGCGTTGAATCTTCGTACACCAGGTTTAGAGGAAAAGTTGGCTGCAAATAAAGATAGTATTCGCGATGATGTCATCCGTGCTCTTTCTGGATTTCAAGAACGCTTCTTCAACCGTGATATTATATCTACTACTATTGAAGGAAGATCTATTCAAGGGTTTTGGCGTGAAAACCTTGACGAAATCTGTGGACCAAAAGTAGCTCCAAGATCTCTTATCCGTTCTGTTAGAATAGGACCAGAATCGGATTACTGGCCTGGAACTTGTATCTACAATCGCAAAGCTGGTCCAGCTGATGTTAGAGATGGAGAAGTAGTGTTATCTGTTTTCTACACTGAGGATGGCAAACTTCACATTGAAGCAACTGGACCTTGGAACAAATGTACCTTTTTAGAAACGCCCATGATGCAGGCGGTGTATCAAGTTCTACTAGATCATCATCTCCACACAAGAGGTGTTTCTTTCGGTCACTGGCTTTATGAAGCTCTCTTTAGAGAACATTTATCCTGTGCTTTTGCTATGGAAGCATGCCCTAAAATGAAAGGAGCACTTTTTGCAGGTCGTAGGACCGGACACCATATATTCACACTCTTTCAAACTTGGTATGCCAGCAGATACTATCCAAACTGTATTGGAACTTCTTCATTTGATGCTTGGTACACTCTGTCAAAAGTACTTGGTATGCCAAACATTGTACCACCAGTTGGAACTCACGCACACGAGCTTTCTATGGTATTCATGTGCTTGTATCCTGAATTGGACCAAAATTCAGAGGGAATTCAATTCTCTCAGGTATTGGCACATTATATGTTCTACCGTTTGGTTCATCAAGGGTATTCTGGAACATCGCCAATGCCGATGCTGCCTGATACTCTTGGTACACATGCTTTTATGAAGGCAGCAGAAAATACAATGGTTACACCAATGCTAGATGGTGTTCCACAAACGCAGCATCAAGTATCAATTTTGAGCCTTTTTAAGTCTGCTCGTCAAGATTCTGGATCTATAGAAGGATTCAAAAAAATACTTGAAGCTTATCCAACTTACAAAGGTTCTATGATGGCATCGGAAATTTCAAAATGTACTGATCTTGAAAAAGCCAGAGATGAAGGTTATACTTCCTTTGGAGCTGGAGGTTTTATGGGCGACTCTGAAACTGTTTGGCCTGTCACTACAGAGCCTTTCAGCGTGAGTATGGCTGTGAAACCGGTTCGTGTATACGTGGATGGTGTGAGAACAGTCGTTCAGCCGGTTAAACTTGGAGATGGAGATGGCAAAGCAACTTGTGATACTACTCTCCCAAAAAAAGAACAAGAAACCATTCTCGGAAATGCAAATATTGTCAAACAAGCAGCAATTGATGTACCATATGGCCTTACAAATATGAGTGTCAATGAAAACTTTGATTGTTCTTTCATGATAGTAAGTTCTAAGAAAGCTAAAACACAGTAAATACAGTAAACACAGTAAATAAAGTAAATAAAGTAAATAAAGTAAATAAAGTAAATAAAGTAAATAAAGTAAATAAAGTAAATAAAGTAAATACAAAAAATAGATTTTTTATACCTTTGATAAAAAGTTCATTTAAGGATAATATGCAACTATAATATTTTTTAATTTTTTTACTTAATAATTTATTTATATATATAATATATAAATAAATGACAGAGAAAGAACAACAAATAGAATTAGAAAATGATCCTTCAGTTGGTGTAGTTAATTTAGTAGTTGAAGTGCAAGAAAATATAATAGTAAAAGTAGAAGAAAATATAGTAAAAGTAGAAGACAATATAGCACAAGTTCAAGAAAAAGTTTTACTTGTAAATCATGTAGATAAAATAGGTTCTTTATTAATGGATAATAATTATATACAGGGTTTAATAACAAAATTATCAATTGTTATAGATACAACAACTAATGCAAAAATTGGAAATATATTAACATTTTTAAATACAAGTGTAGCAGGTGTTTTACCATTAAAATCTATGTTGGATAATTTACAACAAGTTTTTGAGGATGGAGTATTAGATTTATATGATGTTCCAATAATAGTTAAAATTATAACTGATCTTCTTAATACAAATATAAATGCTGAATTATTACAAAATGTTAAAATTACCGATGTAGGACTTGTTCTTAAACTTTTAATTTACATTCTTATTGAATTCAAAATTATTCAAACTGATAAAATTGATAATAAAACTATCTTTAAAATTATTGATAGCTCACTTAATTTATTAGAAACTTCACTAAAAGTATCAAATATAAAATTTAATTGTTCTTGTTGTCCTTGGTTTAGAAAATAAATAGAAAATAAATAGAAAGTAAATATATTTATAAGACAGAACAGCATTTACTTTCATATCTTATATTATTCCTTCTAACTGTTAGATTAGTAGAATTTTCAAATTAAACTATTTTTTTTTTTGGTGGTAGAATAATTACTATATCATTAGTATTTATTATATTTGTATTTATAATTTTATTATTATTTTCAACTGTATTTATAATTTCATCAATAATGGTAGAAATTATATTATTTGCATTAGTAATAGTTAATTTAGAAAAATAAGATGGAATATTAATAAAATCCATAATTTCATAAAATAGTTTTTTTATATTAGTATTAATAAATTTATGATTAAAAAGTTCGCTATACATACCCAATTCACTTTCATCAAGAACGGTATTAATCCCATATTTCATACATTTTACAATAATATTATTCCAATTTACAGAAAGTATAGGATTATTAGAAATATCATTAATTAAAGAATAATCAGCTAATACAATTAAATAACCTAATATTTCTTTTATGATATTATCATCGGTTATATGGTCGAAAAATCTAATTTCAACACCATGATTATAATGTTTATTAAAATTAATATCATAACCTAAACTTTCCAATTTATTATAAGCACAATTTTTGTAATATTGTTTATACCAACCATAATCTCTATTATATATTTCAAAAGTATCTATATTATCAAAAAGTAATTTACCAGTTTTCATATCATCTGTATTATAAGTTCCAATACCAATATATCTTGATACTGCTCCACGTTGAGAACAAGAAGAGAATAATTCTGAATTATTATAATTAGACTGTTTAATAGACGAAAATGGATCAGGAGAACCATAAATAGCTAAAAAGAATGGTTCAAAGAATTGAATTAATTTTATATAATTTTTATGAATATTAACAAATTTATCTTTATTTGATATTAGTCCTTCTGTATCTAACATAGTTGGTAAAGTTATATTAAAATGAATAGTTCCATTATTAAAAATACCAACATTATTAAGATTAGTAAGATGAATAGCAAATGGATGGTTATTTTTCATAAAATTAATTTTTCCATAATCTGTAAATATATCATGTTGATTAAAAACTTCTTGTAAATTGGTTATTAGTTCTAACTTATATTTTTTATATTCATCTATAACATCATCAACTGTAGCTTTATAAAAATTAAGAGTTATAATTTCAAATGTATCACCATCAAACGTAAATGATTTTTCAAAATTATCTTTCAAATAAGGATTATTTTTTGATATAAACTCCCATAATGTTTCACCGTTAAAATTAGGATTAGGTTCAGATAATTTTGTATATAATGTTTTAGAATTATTCAATTTATCTGTTCTAGTCATTGAATGACTGTTTAGCAACAATGGTAATTTACCATCATACGTTTTAGCAACTAGGTTAAATATTTCATCAATATATTCAGTTTTATAGTTTGTATAGTAATCAACACTATATCTTTCTCTTTTGTGATTATTTAAAAATTTATATTTTTCAAAATTTATGTTATTTTCAAACTCAAGATATAATTCATTTTCTATACCAATACCCCAATATAACTCATCCGTTTTATAAGTTTTTTCATATTTGTAATGTTTTTCTAAAGAATTTTTACCTAATATATTGTTATTAATATTTTCCATTTTATTCTAATTATATTATTATAATATCAATAAATAATTTTATATAATTTTATCAGTTAATCATATTTATTTTTATAATTTTAATATAAGGTATTATGACAATAAAAATTTTAGTTATTAGGAAAGAGTATAAATTAAATGAATACAGAGTTCCTATAATTCCTGTTGATTGTCTAAAATTATTAAATAATAATTTTAAAATCTATGTTGAAAGTTCTATAGATAGATGTTTTAAAGATGAGTTTTATAAAAGTTGTGGTTGTATATTAATTAATGATTATACAAAATATAATTTTAATAAAGAAGAAACATTAATAATAGGTTTGAAAGAATTAGATTATAATAACAATAATTTATTCTCTTATAAACATTTATATTTTTCACATACTTATAAAAATCAGATAAATAATTCTGAAATTTTATCAAAATTCAAACAAGAAAAAGGAGTTATATATGATTTAGAATATTTAGTAGATGATAAAAATAAGAGATTATTAGCTTTTGGTTTTTGGGCTGGTTTTATTGGAACTGTTATAAGTTTAAAACAATTTTATTATAAATCTATAAATAAAGAATTAATAAATCTAGTTCAGTTGGATGATTATCAAATTTTAATTGATGAGTTAAAAAATTATGAAGATAATTACAAGAATATAGAAATTGGTATTATAGGAATAAATGGTAGATGCGGCCAAGGTTGTAAATATTTATTAGATATATTAAATATAAAATATATTGGTTATAGTAGAAATGATGTATTGGATAGTTTAGTAAATCACGAAATAATAATAAACTGTATAAAATTAGAAAAAGATACAGAATTTACAATAATAACTGATAAAAATTTAGGAGATTTTAAAAAATTATCTATAATAAATGATGTTAGTTGTGATATAACAGCTGTAAATAATCCAATAAAATTAGATTATCAATTAACAACGTTTAAAAATCCAATTTATAAATATAATAAACAATTAGATATAATTTGTATAGATAATTTACCATCATTATTACCAATAAATAGTAGTACTGAATTTTCAAATAAATTAACAGAATTAATTATAGGTATAAATTCTAATATAATATGGGAAAACTTAGATAATCTTTATTATAATAAAATAAAAAATATTTAGAAATTTATAATAATATCAAAATAATATCTTGATTATATAATATGAATAATCCAGATACTGATATATTTAAAATAGACAGAGAAAATGATATTGAAAAATTTAGTAGATATCATGAAAAAGGAATTTCAAGTATAAATAATATTAGTAAGAGTAATATTCCATCTAGACTTGGAAGAGATAAAGTAGTTGCAGGTAATTATAAATTGAGTAGTATGCCTAAACAGTTTATTAAAGATCCGCCTAGACAATTTATTAAAAATCCTCCTAAACAGTATATTAAAGATCCTTCTAAACAATTTATTAAAAATCCTAAAAAACAATTTATTAAATATCCTCAAAGAAGACCAAACGGACATAATTTTCCTAAATTAGACAATTTAATAATTGATAGACCACAATATAGAAGATATTTTTCATATCCATATTATTATGATTATTATTATGATCCAATTCATGTAAATCAAAATTTAGACAATTTACCAGTTCTAAATTCAGTAAATTATTATGTTCCATATGAATATATACCAGCTGAAAGATATTACAAAGGTGAAATTAGAACTAAATTTGCTGGAGAAAAGGATGAAAATGATATTGTAGAAGCTGAAGAATTTCCTGATATTGAAAATAATAGTGGAATTGAAAATAATAGTGGAATTGAAAACTTTAAAACACATGATAAAGAGAGCACTTTCCCTTTTTTTATTATTTTATGTATTGTAGTTGTTATAATGTTTATTATTCAACCAAAACCAAAATAATGTTTATTATTCAACCAAAATAATGTTTATTATTTAATCAAAACCAAAATAATGTTTATTAACTTATTTTACTGGTGGTAGTTTATATAAAAAAAATAAAATATTGATAAAATATTATGAAAAAAACAGTTACATTTTTTTGCTCTGGAAAAACAAACTTGAAAGAAGAATATAATGAAAATATTACGAATTTAATAAAAAAAATAGATATAGATAAAATATCAATAGCTTATGGTGGAGGTAGAGTAGGTTTAATGGGTGTAGTTAGAGATACATTTATATCTATGAGCGGAACTATAATATCAAGTAATATGAGAATATTTAAAGAAGAGGGTATTGAAGATGATTATTTATTTGACAATATAGATCAAAGACAAAAGAAACTAGTTGAATTAGGAGATGCTTATGTTGTATTACCCGGAGGTTTTGGAACATTGTTTGAATTATTTGAAGTTATAACAAAAAATCAGATTGGTGAAGCATCAAAACCTATTTTTATATATAATTACAATAATGTATATGATAATTTTATTTTATTAATTGAAAAATTAATGGAAGAAAAATTTATAAAACATAATTTTGCTAATTACAAAATTGAAGTTTTTACAAATTATGATGATTTAGCCGAAAGAATAAATAATTTACACACTACTATATAAACAATTTACATACCACCATATAAAATATATTTTATAGATTATATTTTATATAATAAAATGACACAAACAACAAATATAGAAAAAGTTATAAAAGCAATTAAAAAAAATAAACCGTTATTAATTAAAAATTTTATAAATAATACATATAAAGATGAAATTAAACAATTAATCAATGAATTAGAAAAAAATAATAATATTATACAATATAATCCATTAATTAAAAGTTATTATAAATGTTTAGATAACTATAATTTTTACAAAGATACAAAAAAAAAATTATTAAAAGAAAAAGATTTTGTTTGTGATCCTCAATCAAGAATATGGAGACATAAAAAAGATAACTTAACCAAATTTCACTACGATGGTAATGGTATAAATGTTGTTAATATCTGTTTAGAGGGTAGTAAAAAGTTTATTCTAACTCCACCAAGCTCACAAACAAATATACCTTTTATAAATCTAAGTTTATTTAATACTAGTAAAAAACAAGATGTAAAAGAATTTATAGTAGAAAAAAACGATTTGTTCTTAATACCTTCGTTTTGGTATCATGAAGTTTTAACATTAGAAGATAATACAACAACAGTTAATCTATGTATAACTGATAATAAATGCGATATTAATAATAACAACTTGATGAAATATAGATTCCATTCATTATTTAGAACATCTATGATTAATGAACCAATTATAAATGTAGCAAAAAATAAAAAAATAACTGTTTATAATTTTTCTAAAGAATATTTGAATGAATCAATGTTATTAATACTATTTATAAGTTTGTGTTTAATCTTACAACAAAAAACTAAAATAAATTTTAATAATATTTTTCTTATTTTTTTGAGAATTATAACATATTTTAAAGGTAAAGAATCATTAGGTATGTTAAATATATTTTCATATAATTATTCATTCTTATATATGTTATTAAGAAAAGTTTCAAATGTTGTATTAATCTAAATAAAATATACACCAGACAATTATTTTTTTAATTATATATGATATATGAATTTTATATATAATCGGCGGTTAGATTTTCACTTTATATTAAATGATAAAGTGGATAAAGATAAATTGATAAAATCAATAAATGTGCTAAATAAGAAGAATAAAATAATAAAATTAGCAAAAGCTAATATAACACAATCATGTACTAATAAAAAGATATATATTATTATAAATAATAATAATTTTATAGTAAACTTTAGTCATTTATTTTACGATGCATACAGTATAAATTTAGTATTACAAAAAATAGATGAAATATATAAAACAGATGGTGTATGTAAAGGAGAAATTAAAAACTATAAATTTAAATTTTACGATTTAGATGTTAGTTTAATTAATTATTTATTTAATAATGTTAAAATCTTGTATAGAGCTGATTACAAAAATGTTTATAATCTTTTAGTAAAAAAGAATAAAAAAACTATTAAAATATTAAAAAGTAATTTTAAAACTCTTACAACAAGTGAAATTATATATTATATAAATAAAAAACTTAATATACAAGAATATTGTCTAGTAGTTAATGCAAGAAAAATATTTGCTGAATATGAAAACTGTTTAGGAAATTTAGTTTATGTATCTAATGTTATAAATAAAGATCAAGAAATAAGAACTATTCTTGAAAAAGATGTTAATACTAGTTTAGTAAAATTATTAAATACTATTCCTAAAACACTAATGATTAATTCATATTTAAGTTTTCTTTTACCTTCTTTTATTAAAAGTTTTACAATGGATATAACTTCATTTGGTAATTTAATATTTATTTATCCACTTAATATTGATGAAAAATATATTGTTTTTGATTATTATTGTTAAATTATTTATATGATAAAAACAAATAAAAATATAGATTTCAAAATTACTTATATAACAGTAAATTTGGCAAAAATACTTATATAACAGTATTTTTGAAATTTATTAATTAAGATGTATATTAACTTTTTGATTTTTTATAACATTTATTACAGTTTTTAAAAAAAATTGTGTGTGTTGGACCGCAAAAAAACCCTTAAAAAAATCAAAAAAATTTTTTCTTACTATTTAATAAAATTACAAAAAATCATATCAATATTTTATTTTTTTAGTGGTTAAATTATATGGAAATAATTTATCCTTCAACAAAATTATATAAAAATAATTTATTTTTATCAATTGAAGAATCGTCTGTAGAACCTACAATAATTTTAGATTGTGAATCAAAGAGTTTTTATACATTATTAATGTTTGATCCAGAAGCTGTAGGAGGAAATAAAATTCATTGGTTAATTGTAAATATAACTAGTAATAATATTTTTACAGGAAATACAATTGTAAATTATAAAGGTCCAAAACCTCCAAAAGATTCTGATAAGCATCATTATGTTTTAAGTTTATTTATACAACATAAAATAATAGATCCAAAGAATATAGTATTAGATTCTAGATTTATTGAATTAGATAAACTGTTTAAGATGTTAAAAATAAATAATAATTATTTTAAATTTGAAAATATAAAATATTTTGTTTCAAAAAATATGTAATAATATTAGTATGTTATAAGAAAAATTGAAAATATAAATATATATATTAAAAGTACTAACAAATGACATTGATTTTGATAAGTAAGTTATCAACATACGGTCTTTTACAATCAACTCTATGCCATCCAGACGCAGAATTTAAAATCAAAAAAGCGTTGTCAACATTTTTTGGCGCCCCGTTAGAAAATATATTTACTACACTAGTAGATAGAATCTTAACCATTAGAATATTAGAAATTTCATCAATTGATGAGAATAGATATACATTACGAATATCAAAAAATATAATTGTTTCTATCTGCAAACAACATAATTTTCATCCTGCAAGAGAGGTCTGTAATATATTTCTAAATGCTAGAATAGAACGTTCAGATGTATTTATAAACGATGGTCCAGCAGCAGAATTAGAAAGACCCGCTGTAGAAAGATCAGTTATAGAATTAGAAAGACCTGTAGAAAGTTCTACAGTTGAATTAGAAAGATCAATAGTTTATTTAGAAAGACCTGTTGTAGAACCATTTATAGAACAATTTATACCAATTAGACAAGAGCAGGAAATAGAACAAGAACGCAGATCTAACATAGGTTCTTTACGAATTCAAATACCAAATGGTCCATCTGTATCATTTGGTATTCATGTAAATATGGTAGTTTATCCACATGTTGCAGAGTCAGAAGATTTTCAGCACACTATCTCTAGATGTCGTATCAATGATGTAAGGATACTAAATAGTCCATCAAAAAGACAAAGAGTAGAATCACATCAAGAGATGGTTGTTTTATTACCGCATGCGGATGAAATAAATTTAGAAATGTTAAGAAGTTCGTGTTTAGAAACTAGAGAGATAAGTAGAGAAATACTTTCATTTTTAGAAATATTAAGGGGTGGTTTTATTAAATTTTCTAGACATACAAATCCAATACAGTTTATGTTTAGTGATTTCAGGGTGTCTTATATTTCAACTACAACATTAGAGTGTCTTCAATGGACTACAAGTATATCCTATGAATCATATAGGAGAAGTGTTGAGTTTATAGCAGAAGTGAATGCTTTTATAAAAACAATAATAAATCAATATTTGTAGGAAAAAAAATTTTTATATAAATTATATAATATGGATTATAAAAAAAGTATTTAAAATACAAAAATAAATATATACAATTAAAAAATCAATTAGGAGGAACAATAAAAGAAAAATTAGTCGAGAAGGGTATATTAAATGTTCCAGAATCTCCTCCAAATGACTTTGATAGTTATGATCTTATAAATGAAACAATAAAATCACTAGGTTTAGGCGAATGTTCCGGAACATCCTATAAAAGATTATTTGAAAACCAAAAAGTATCTGATTATATTATTAAAAACCATAGAAACGATTTATCAAGTAATGAAATACAACTGGAATTATGTATGGATGGACCAACATGGGCTAGTTTTCTAAACCGTTTTGATGAAATATTATCCCAAAAGTAATAATATGAATTATAAAAAGTATTTAAAAATGAAGATATAAATATTAAATTTTTTTTAAAAAAATATAGAAACTTAATAATCATCAACACTATAGACTAATTTAAGATTATTTTTATTTGTAAGACTAATAAACCTATTTTTAGCATATTTTTGGAGCCATTTTGTGAAGATTGAATCACAAGATTGTATTTTTGTATCATTATGGAGAACGGGTATTTCTTTACTTTTGCCTCTTAAAAAATCTTTTGATTTATCGCTAGTAAAACCAAAATAAATACCTTTAGGATTTGAGGATAAAATATCTTCTTTAGAGATACCTAATTTATCAAAAGCTGATTGTAAAATAATAAATTTTTTAGCAAGTTTGTAATTATAACCATATTCAAATTTAAGATAATCATTACAAATTTTAGTGACTTCAGGTGGAATATCTTTAACACTATTACCTTTAGTATAGCCAATAAATGTTAATTCTTTAAGTTTATCATATTGAATTGATTTACCATACAAAGCAGTTGTAGTAATTCCTAATAATGGTTCATTATATTTATTATAATAATAATCTTGAACTTCTTTTGAAAAGGCCAACATAGTTAATAATTTACCACCAGTAAAATTAAATCCGAATGGTTGTAAAGGAACACATGTACTCATATTCATAATATATTTTAATTTTAAAGTTTTTTCTTCATTAGACCATTGAATATATTCTTCTCTTTTTTCATAAGAATAAGCATCACTGCATAGACTAATAATTCCTAAATATTTATTTGTAGTTAAATCTTTGACGAGAATATATATTTGTCTTCCAATAAGTTTAGCACCAATATTTTTTTTCAAACTAGAAACATTTTTTCTATAATAATTCCATATATCTATTTGTTTATCATTTTCAACAAATTCCAATTTAATTTTAATATTTGAAACTTCATCAAAACTTATAGAATTATATATTAATTCTTTATAGAAACTATCATCTTTAAAAAACTTTTCATGAGGGAGAGATTTAACATTTTTACAAAGATATTTAATTTTATCTTGTATTGTAACAAAATTATCTTCATTATCTACTTCTTTTAATATTGAATGTTTATAAATTTTAAGTAGATGATGAAAAAATTCGTCAGCAGATAAAATATTTTTCATTACATTACAACTATAACAACAAGGAACAATATTTCCATAAATATAACCAATTTTAGAATTTATTCTATCAATACCTCTACAACCTTTTTCAAAACTATTTTGACAATAATGACAATTTTGTTGAATAACATCAAGAAAGGTTTGTTTTGATATTTCACAACTTAATTTTCTTAGTTTTGCTTCATAAATGAATTTTGAGTAATTAGCATTTTGACTACAGATAAAATGTTTTTTATATTTAGTATTTATTTTTTTATCAATTTTTAAATTAACAGATAATAAATATGTTATCATTTGTAAAAATTTATTTATATTATACGTGTATTTCATTATATTACAGAATTTACAACAACTAACACAATTATCTTTTGAATAATCTTTATCAGAATCTATTCTATCTATACCATTATATCCTCCTAATTTATTACAGTAATGGCATTTATTTTGAAAATAAGCTTTAGCTTCATCATCTGTTAAATTCCAAGTAATATTTCTATTATTAGCAGAGTTTTTATAATCACATAATTTACGAAGTAATGGATCTTTAGGATTTCTATGTTGTTGGCATATATTATAAGTTTCATAACAATCAAGACATTTTTTATTTTTTAGATTATTAGAATCAACAATTTTATTACAATCTTTACACATTTTATTATTATTATTATTATTGTTATATTCTATAGCTTTTTCTCTTTTTATTTTATTAAGTTTATTTTCTTTAGTTTGTTCAGCAATTCTGCAGTTAATGCAATATTTTTTGTCTAAACTTATTATTTCAAAACATCCACGTTCCCAATTTTTACACATATTTTGACCTGAATCTATTGTATCTTTATATTTTTTCCAAGTTATATGATTATCACAAACAACTGAATTTTCTTTAGCTTGATAAGGACAAAGTGTTCCTTGTTTTGTAAATCCGATACATTTAATAATATCTTTTTTATTTTCTATTCTAATTTTTTCAGATCTGCCACGACATTTTATACAAATTTTATAATTATCATCTTCATCATCTATTTTCTTAAAAGGATTCTTGCATCCAGAACAAAATTGTAAATTTATTATATCATCTTTTGTATAAACATCTTCATATATACTATGTCTTTTACAATATAATTTATCATTTGACAAAGCACGCCAAGAACATGACTCTCTTTTTTGATTTATCATATAACACATATGAACTTCTTGACGGGCTAATCTTGAAGGAGCTATTTTACGAGGTGGTTTTTTGTTTTTTATAATTTCTATATTTTTATTTTCAACAATTTCTATTTTTTTGTTTTCAACAATTTCTATTTTTTTATTTTTAATTATAGTATTTTTAATTACTGTATTTTCCATTTGTGGTTATATATTATGTGTATAATTATGATATTATAGTTCTAAATCAATTTTTTAAACATTATTAAATAATAATATTTATACTGTATAAAATGTATATATGAATACAAATACAAACTTGAATGTATTTAGTATTATGATTAGTTTGAATAGGCCAAGCCTCCCATTCCTGACATAATTCTTAACACATTATAATTTGTGTCATAGATATAGCATTCAGTTGAAGGTCCAACGACTGAAAGGGGAGGAGGATTTCTTGAAGGATCAGCATAAGGAGTATCAGTCCATAAGTGGAGGATAAGAGTGGTATTATCAATTCTTGAAAGATTGCAAGTGCCAGATGGTTGATGTTGTTCGGGATGTAAAGCGAAGGAATAAACATTAACACCGTTAGCGGGAGTAGAACTGTGGTAGTTGTAAGTTTCAATGAGGTTAAAGTATGCACCCTCTCTGGTATCAAATCTATCATGACCGTTAAGTTGGATAAGACCAGTCTTGACGGGGTTATATTTGTTATTGATAAGGAGACCAGTAACAGTGGGTAAGATAGCCCAAATATCCATATCAGAGTATCCATTTTGGCCGCTGCTAGAAGAGTATCTGTTATCAGTCCAGCTTGCGACTGGAACTGAGACATCTCTGACAGTGATATCTTGTTCTACAGCTTTAACGGAATAAGTTAAAGTGCCAACTTTGCCAGAGCCATCGGATGAGATAACATTGTAGTAAACGAGAACAACAAACTTGGTAACATAGTCGCCGAGATTGTAGCTTGGTTTTTGAGGGTTAGTAAGAACATCACGTCTGAATTTAAAGTTGACATTAGCAACATCAGCAGAAGGACCATTAGCTTGAGTGTATAATTGTTTAGCATACACGCTAGGAGGCTGGCTGTCATCAACACCTTGACCTGCAACATAAGTAAATACTGAATATTTGGAGGAGTTAGTAGTGTTAGTATTTACAGGGTTGACAGTGTTCCAGTTATCATAGAGAACGGAGGAGATATTAACTTCTGGGGAAGCGTTAGGAGTTGGAACAGGGATAGCTGAAGTATCACCGACAGTGACTGAACCACTGATAACATTGTTAGCAGCATATTGAAGAGCAAGAGCCCAATCATCACTGTTGGAATAGCAAAGGAAGGGGGAATTTCCTGAGATGTAATCACCAGATTTGATATCCCAGATAAGTTCCTTAGTGGGGTGATTAAAGCCGAGTTTAACTCTGAGAGGGTTATTATTAACGGATTCAACACCAGTGAATTGGAGTTGGTTAATAAGATATTCATGTCCGACTTGAGCGAATCTTCGTCTTTCTTCAGTATCAATATATACATAATCAACGAGTAAAGACATATCAGCCATAACACCGATACCGTTTCCAAGTCTTGATAAGGAAAGATTGTTAGAATAGCAGATTAATTCTTGGAAGGGGTTAATTTCAATCCATAATCTGACTTCGTGGTATTGAAGAGCGATTAAAGGAAGAGCTAAACCAGTATTAGTGTTGCACCAGAAGATAAGAGGAACAAATAAAATATAGTTTTGAGTAAAGTTTCCTTGAGAATCAGGAGATCTGAGTAAGGTAAGTTCATCAACATTGCCGACAAGAGCATTGTAAGCAGGTTCAGTATTAACATCCTTGGTAAGATCGTGCCAAGTACTCATCCAGTGTCCCCAATGCTTATCAATTTGAGAGCCACCAATTTCGAATTGGATATTATCAATAAGGTAATTTCCTACTTCACGAACCCAAGCAAATAAATACTTGCTTCTTTCAAGTTCTGATTGAGGAACGTTATTCATAGTAACTTGTGCTAATTCAACTCTTAAGTACATTTTGGTTACAAGATCACCATTTCTAGTGATAGTAACAGTAACTCTCTTGCCGAAATCAGCAGTTCCATTGAGAGTAAGTTCAACTGTTTCGATAGCAAAGTTAGTGTATCTTCTGTATACGACTTTAAAAAAAGTAATTTGAGGATTTCCGGTAAGATATACATCTTGAGCACCGTAAGCTACTAATTGCATTAAACCACCACCCATGTGTTATTATATATTATAGATTTAGAAAAAAAAAAATATAAAAAAATTTATTAAATATATAATAAAAAAATGCTTTATATATTTAATAAATTTTAAAAATGTTAAAAATAATAAAGAAGACTAAATATGATATTTTTTAATAAAAATATATTAAAATATATAAAATAAATTTTAAATATAATAAAATTAAATTTAAAGATCTTAGAATTAAATAATTATATATGAATAGTTATCAGTTTAAATTTAAACCTGATAAAATTAAATATCTCACAAATATTAGTACCTTAGATAGTTCCCATTCTAAGATTAGTGAAGATATGGTTAAAAAACGAGAAAATTTACCAAAAAAAGAATTTAAATTAGAAAAATTAAAAAAAAAACTAGATGAATTAAATAAAAATATTCTAGATGATAATTTTACTAATAATAAATCACAATTATTAACTGATATAGATTGTTTAGAAATTGAAATAAATGAAATAAAAAATTATGATAAAGAATTAGATTATTATAGCAGAACTTATGAAATTCTTTTTAATTATTATGATATAATTGATGGAAATACTATTATTTCAGAAAATGAAAAAATAAATGATAAACAAAATGATAAAATAAATGAAAAATTAAATGAAAAATTAAATGATAAACAAAATGAAAAAAGGAAATTAAAAGATGATGATGAAATTAATAATGGTTTTTTTGAAGATATAACAGAAAATGATATATTTAAGAAAGAAAAAGTTGATAAACTTGAAATGTTAAATTATTTATCAAAATTAAAAAGGAAAGAAAAAAAAATTACTAGAAAAAGAATTAAAAATATTGAATCATTGGTAAAAGAAAATAATAATATTTTTGATTATTTAGATTCTACAAAAGATAAAATAGAATTAAAAAATATAATGACAATAGATGAAAATAATGAAATTAATGATAATAAGTATAATGAAAAACAAGAAATTAATATTATAAATCATAATAATATAAACGATAATATAAACGATAATATAAACGATAATGAAAAGAATAATGAAAAGAATATTATAGATAATCAAATACAAGAAACTTTTAATGAAAATAATGAAAATAATAATAAATTAAAATTAGATAGAGCATCATTATACGATGATTATAAAATTTTATTAGAGGGATATTTTACTCATAAAAAGAATAATAAAATTTGTATAAATTGTAACATTGATAAAATTTTAATATACTCAGAGGGTATATATGCGTGTGTAAAATGTGGTGATGTGGAAAGATGTATAATTGAGAATGAATCAACAAATTATAAGGATCCAATGATTGAAAAACCAACATTTCCGTACAAAAGAAAAAATCATTTTTGCGAGTGGATATTATTAATATTCTTAACTGCTCGTAAAAGCATAAATTCCTGTATATGGTAAAAAGTTTATGCTAGTATTATTATTGATTATAATGCAACACGTTCAAATTGCGGGAAAATCATAATTTCTAATTACCACTCTTAATTAGTGATTTTTAAGAGGAACATGGTTAATTGCCATCCCCAAAGGTAAAAAGATTAGAAAAACATGACAATCCGCATCCAAGTTTCAATATTCATATATTGAAAAAGGTTCAGAGACTAGATGGATGTGGGTTCAAACTTTTTATTTATAGAAATAAAAATATGAGCTTAAGGTATAGTCCAAAAAGGGTTAAGTCAATTTCAAGCGAAAGAATCAACAGAAATAAATAATGAGATTATTGAATTAATAGTTAATGAATTGAAAAAAATGAGAGTTAATAAAATAGATAAAGTATCATTAACACAATTTAAATCAATATTAAAAAAATTAAAACTGAATGATTACTACGAACATATTCCATATATTAAATCAAAAATTACAAATAAACCAGCTCCAACGATAAGTAGAGAAATTGAAAATGAATTTAAAAAAATGTTTGATTTAATACAAGAACCATTTGAAAAATATTGTCCTAAAACAAGAATAAATTTTCTTAGTTATTCTTATGTTTTACATAAATTCTGTCAATTATTAGAATTAGATGATTATGTCAAATGTTTCCCACTTCTTAAAAGTAGATCAAAATTAAGATCACAAGATGAAATATGGAAAAAAATATGTAAAGATGTTAAATGGGAATTTTATCCCAGTATATAATTTAATAAATTTTTTTATTAAATTATATTTTTATTATAATAATATATATGGATAATAATTCTGTAAATAATTCTTTAAATATTGAAATAGATAATAATTATTTCGTTTTATATAAAACAATTAAATTATTCTTGAATATTATTTTAAACTATTTTTTTATTTCTACCATATTAAATACTACTTTATCTACATCTGAAAAAGTATTATTTATTATAACTTTTAATACTGTATTATTTTATATATTAGATTGTAATTTTCCAGTTTGTAATGTAATTATAACAAAATAACTTTATAACTAAAAATCTATTTAAAATTAAAATTATTTTTATTACTATAATAGATTTATGAGTAGTTTACAAGAAGATTATTTAGATGAAGATAAGGTTATTAAAGGACAACATTATGTTTGTTTATCTTTTTTAACTCCACTTTCTTTTCCTGAAGAAAAACGAGAACAATATAAAAATCAAAAAATTCTTGGTTTGAAAGTTAGAGGTGTTTATAAATCATATGAAGAAGCTGATGAGAGAGCAAAATATCTTCAAAAGCTAGATAAATATCATCATGTATTTGTTGGTGAAGTTGGTAAATGGTTACCTTTTAACGTTGATACTGCTGATAACAATGTTGATAATCAAGTATATAGAGAACAAGAATTAAATCAATATATGAAAGCATATAAAGATTCATTAACTGAGGAAGAAAAATCAGAAGCTGAAAGAAAAGAAGGTTTATTACAGGGCGCGAATGTTGTGACAGGAAAACACGATGCTCCAGAGCTAACTGGATTAGGAACCGGTAAATTAGACAGTTTCAAGTTACCAGAACCAATTAAATTAAATACGGAGAGAGTAGTATTAGAGGATGGTGTTACATTAGAAGAGCAATTAGACAAAATTGAATCATATAAAAAATTATCTAAAGAGGAAGCTGAATTAAGCGAAGTAAAACAACAAAAAGTAGAAATTACTAATAATTTAGAATCTAGTAAATCAACTTTAAAAGAATTAGAACAGAAAATGGATACTATAAGTCAGATTTATAATCAATTACACAATAAATAAAAATTCTAATATATAATATATTGATATTATATATGGATATATTAAGAGGATTTTTTTTAATAATGTTAATAATAGGTATAATATTAATTATAGTGTATTATTTTTCAAGTAATATAATTGGTAATTGTGAACCGCAAATAATTTACAAATATATACCAAGAACACTTGAAGAAGAAGAAACACAACCTATTTATGTTTCAGAAATATTTAAAACAATGTTTACACAACCATCCGTTTGGATTAACTCAATTCAAGATGATTATTTTAGAAAACAAGAAGATATTAATAAATATTTCATTTCACAAGCTTAATTTTTTGGCTTAATTTTTGTCTTAATAATAAATTATAAATATAATTTATTATCTATTAAACAGCAACTAAACTACAGCAACTAAACTACAGCAACTAAACTACAACTACAGCAGCAGGTGCAACTAAACCTCCAAGAGCATCAGTTATTTCTTGTTGTGCTCGTGCAGCATCTGCAACAGCATCTGGATTTTGGATAAAAGCAGCAACATCTTGTGCGTTAAAAATAGCATTTGCTCGTCTTTGTTCTGGTGTTAAAACAAAAGCTGGGGGAACAAATGCTGGGGGTGCTACAGCAGGTGGAAAGATTGCTGCTACGGGTGCATCTGGGGCTGGTGGAGGAGCTCCTTGTGCGATATCAATAATATTTCTATTATTTAAAAATCTTACAATAGCGAGTGTAGTATCTACACCAAACTTGATAGCATTATTCGCTACAATATTAATTTCTACTTGTGTAGCATTTAATAAAGCAAGTGTTGGATCAAACTGATGTGCTACTTTACCAGGCCATGGTTGGATGACTGTTTCAGCAGCTAAACCAACTTGGGGCATAAATGCGTGACCTGTTAGAGCCATTCTAAATTGGGCGTTTTCAAAAGGATCAAAATAGTTAGTGAATGCGGTAGGTAATAGATCTGCTGCTGTAAATGGTGGAAGATTTAAGGCATAAGTAAAAAATTCAGCAAAAGTATAAACACCACTTGTTACACAACCATATTGACCCGCTGTTGGTTTAAAACCATTATTTAAATAAGAATTAGGATTATTTTTCATTAAACTAAGTATAGTTTCGCCAATAACTTTTGAAGATAAAGAACCAAGATGTTCTCCATTACCATTAACATGATTGTCTTTAAGACCATAATAAAATAATGGAGTAGTATCACCAAATACAGTTTCTAAATGATTTAAATCATTTGCTGTAATAACAGGAAAATCTTGTGTTTGAATAATCATATTTCCTTTAGTTCTAGTTAAAATTTCTTCTTCTGGTAAGCCGAATGCTCTTGCTAAATCTTGACCTGTTGGTAAACCATAAGTTTTTCCTCTTAATAAATTACGTTCAGCGAGAGAAGCAGTATTTGCAACTGATATTGGTAATTGAAACAGTGTTTGATTCATAAAAGTATCAAATCTTTCTGCAACTTGAAAACCTTTAGAAAATGGCATTGGAAAAAACATACTCCAATCAATTGTAAAATTAGCAGGTAATGGTTGAAAACCTCTTAAATCTGGGTCTGTAATTAATGGTGCTGGTAGAGTTGGACTAAAAATAGGAAATACATCAAAATTCTTATTTACATAATATGCATCTCTTACCATTGAATGACCCATTCTGTATAATGCTCCAGCAAATTCAATTGACATATTAGGATACATTGCTTGAATTTCTGGACTAATAATAGGAACACCAGCAGCATCAAATAATCTAGAAAAGAATCTTCCAGTAATTGATGCCAAAAAATCATTTACAACTAACCATTGGTAGTGATTGGTTACAATTAGTTTTGAAGTATCAATCTTTTGTTGTAGTGTAAATGCTGGATTTGCTGCATTAACATCTGCAAAAACTCTATTGTGATATTTTAAAAATGCTAATTGTAATTCACCAATAATTTGATTTTCTTCATTACGAGGATCCGCGATAATTGCTATACCTGACGCATCTCTTGGTAAATCTTCATCGCCGTTACTGTTTCTTCCAATATCAAATAAACCTGAAGCATTTAAATACTGATTAGTTAGACCATAAACATTATCTAAATCAAAAAAACTTGTTCTTGCATTTGGTAATGTATTTAAATCAGCAGTTGTTCCAAGTTGTGATACATCATCAAATGTTAAATCATGGTCGATAAATTGGCCGAAATATGTCATTCCAGCTGAAACTTTAGAACCTTGAGTTGGTGCTCTAGCATTTGGATCAAGCATTGTATTAGCTAGAAGTGTTAAATCAGCATCCGCAGGAAGAAATGGTGGTAAATTAGCAAAACATCTATTAAAAAAATTTTGAGGTGGTAATCCATGTGGAATTGGTAATTGAGGTGTAGTCATTGTATAAATTAATCTAATATATAAATTTTAAATTATTTTATATACCATTTTTATTTATAATTTATATATATTTATATATTTACCAAGCAATACGATCAAATCCCCATTTACTGATACCTTCTATAAATACACCATAAGATATAGAATGAATAATAATTACTATAGATGAATGATAATTTTTAGAAACGAGCATTAGTATTAGAGCTATAAAGTAATGATGAAAATGTATATTCTTTCCAGATTTATAAAACATAAAGAAAATAACAAAAGTGATTAAAAACTGTGATAATAGTAATACACTATTAAGTATCGGATTTGAGCTTATAAATAGATAATAAAGAGAAAGTAATAGTATAAAGCATAAAATTATTGAAACGAGTATATAATCTAGTGTTGAAACAATATAATTAGGATCAAGAGCAAAAGAATTAAGAGCAGGTATATAATCTAAAAATCTAAAAAAGAGTCCAAATACAAAAGGAATAGTATAATATCTAATAAATTTTTGTTTTGAAATATTAGTTAAGATATTTTTAGGAGAATGATAATAGATTATAGGACTAGACAATACATTAAAAAACATATCATATCTTAGAATATTTGTATTAGAGATAGAATTTATAAAGATTCCTCCTATAAATCCATAAAATAGGTATACCCAGTACCATTTTAGCATATTATAATAATTATTATTTTTATTATGGTTTCTTTTTTCTTGAATTTCATTATGCATTAAAATTTCTATATCATTTGTTATTTTATTTTCTGTTATAATATTTTCATTATCTGTTTGTTCGAAATATTTATTATTATGCAGTTTATGAATAATATCATATCTATGATCTAATATATATTCTAGGATTGAAGCAGATCTTTTTGGATTACTTGTCATTTTATTTGTAATCTATTAAATAAATTATATATATAAATAATTTAATCTTGTTTTTTTTTATCATTTATTTTTTCAACCATTAAAGTTTTATCATTTGCTGCCGTTTTTTTACCACATAAATCCATAATATCAAATTTTTTATTCTTTTTTTTCCATAAATCATCATAATTATTATTATGATATTCGATAAATTGTTTACAACCTATCATACCAATATTTTGATTTGATGCTTTAAACCAGAAAATTTTATCAGTAAAACTGCTTCTAGCACCACGATTTACAATAACCATACAACCAAAATCTTGTGTAACAACATTAAAAACAGTTCTAAATGAATCAAAAGTTGGAAACATACCAGCATAGTGGTCGAATAATCTTTTTAAATTTGAATAAAAATCTTCTGCTAATAAAAATATATAATCAAAATTACATCTTAATTCTGGTGTAATACCTAAAGGGAATTGCATCGTAAGTATATACATTAATCTATAATGCCTACCATTAAATAATAATTCCATAATTGGTTGATCTTTCATCCAAGAACTTTTTTTACTTAAACAATCATCCATAAGTATAAAACCTCTAGGATCTAATATTTTTCCTTCTTTAGCTTTTTCTTTTTGTTTTTCAATCATAACATCTTGACGATACAACATTCTTTCAATTATTTCACTTTTATATTGATAGTGAATATAACTATCAGGAAAAAAATCAGAATAAAAAGGAGGATCTGACATTTTTTCAGTAGGAGCAATTATCAATCCAACAGGTATATCTTTAAAATTTCTTAAAATATCTCTACATATCCAACTCTTACCCGAAGCTCTTTTAGCTATCATAACAATTGCTGGATTTTCAACCATACTATCTAATTTAAATTCTCTAATTTGTAATTTTTTATCACCTCCAATCATAACATCTCTAACTCCAGACATAAATTAATTATATAATTAATTTATATTTTATATTATGTATATTTTTCTAATTATAAACAGTTCCAAATCTTTCAAATATTAGTGGTTGACTATAGCTATCCATATCCATATCCATTAAATTTATTTTTTCTAATCTATTCATTGATACTCTATTATTGCCTATACTATATGAAGGAAAACTTTCTTCATCACAATCCCAAGTCATAAATAAATAAACTAATAATGCGCCAATTAATGCAATTATTAATGGTTTTTTATATTCACTTTCATCATTAAATATATCACCGTTTCTTATATTATCCATATTAAAGAAAATATATAATACAGCAAACATTAATACTAATGTTAAAATAAGTTGATTTTGTAAATCCATTTATATATATATATATATATATTTATTATATTTTTTTATTATAATTGAATTATATATTTTATACTATTTAATTAAAACATCAAAATATTTTTCTTGTTCTGATAATGTACTGCTATAATTTTTATTTATTTCTATATTCTTTTTATCTATTTTTTTTGTTATTTCTTTTAATTTATCTTTATTATTTATTCTTATAGCCGGTGGACTATTAATTATCTTTACATCAGATTGAATTGTTTCTTCATAATTTTTTGCATTACTTTCTTCATGATTTTCTTCAGATTTATTTTCTGAATTTTCTTTAGAACTTGTTTCTGAATTATTTTCTGTTATATTTTCTGTTATATTTTCTGTTATTTTTTCTAGAGTATTACCGCCAGCCATAACTAATTCAATTTCTTGATTTTTCTTTTCTAATCTATCATCAATAGTACTAGTTATTAATTTAAGTCCTGAACCATCAACATTAGAAGATAATTGTATTTCTAATACTTTAGAATGTTCTAAATTAATAAATTCTTCAACATCATTTGGATCGCCTTTATAACTAGAACTACTAGGACTATCTTGTACTAATTTATTAACTAGAGGTTTATCACCATATTTATTTTTATTAATCATTTCATTAACCATTTGTTTAATATCGGAAAGTTTAGTAGATTCTTCTTTTTTCTTCTCTATAGTAAAATTAATTCTCATATATTCTTTAAGAATTTCATTATACGGTAAAATTTTTCTGATAGAATTATTGATACAATTCTTAATAATTTCGTAAATTTTTTCTTTTCTATCACTTTTTTTAACAAATATATCTGAATTATCTAAGAAGTATTCGCTACTTTCCACATAACATCTATGAATAAAATCTTTAATTGATAGTGAATTATAGATTTCATTATCTTTATAGGTTGAATTTTCAATTGATGGATCATAAGTTAAAAATAAAACATGACTTTTAAAAGTGCATTTAATTAATTCATCAAACCATTCACTACATTTACTATTTTGTTTAATTTTCTTATATTCATTTTCAATTTCTAAATTATTTAGGGTTGAAATATCTCTAAGACACATTTTAAAAATGTTAACAATACCGGGATTATTAATACTTCTATCTTTTTTTTTTCTTTCTTCTAACATATTATACATATTAATTGAATATTCTAACATTTCACATAATCCATGATAAATATTTGGAATTAAAATTTCACATAAAAAATTAAAAAATTCATTTTTACTTTCAGTTAAATATCTAAAATCCATAATAATATTAATAATTAAATAATAATTAATATTTAAACATATTATTTTTTATAAAATAATTTTTAATGTAAATTTCTACAATTATAACATAAATTTTTACCCATTTTTAAATTATTTATAGCTATGCTTGTTTGTTGATTATAATTTCCACCTGTTTGTTGATTAGAATTTCCACAATTATGGCATACTTTATTATCTAATTGTATTTTATATTGTAAATATTTAGTTTTATATTTTAGATATTTTTGTTTATAAATTTCCTCTTCTTGATTCCCACCTGTTTGTTTTGAAAAGCCTTCACCAGTTTGTGTTGAAAAGCCTTCACCAGTTTGTTTTGAAAAGCCTTCACTAGTTTGTGTTGAAAAGCCTTCATAAGCATTACTTATTAATTTAATAAAATCTTTTGCTTTTTCAGCATGTCCTATTTCAACAGTTTTTGATAATTTATCATTTTTTATTTGTGCTAAAAATACTGTTGGATAACCTTCTACTTTATTAACTAATTCTTTGTATTTAGTTTCAAAAATACCTTTATCTTGTTCCATATCAAATGTTTCAAAATCTACACTTATATTTTTGAATGTTTTATTATTTTTAATAAGATTTTTTGATTCATTGAATACTGGTAAAAAATCTTTACAATGACCGCACCATTCTACTTTAGATAGAATAACTTTGTATTGTTTATTTGAATTCATTTATATATTATATTATATAGTATATATTTTTAAAAAAATAGTTATTTACTATTACATTGATTTTATTGATATTGTCTATAATAATCATTTTCATTATAATAATCACTATTTGTATAATTTTCTGTAGGTAGTATCTTCCTTAAATCCCCTACTTTAAAAGTTAAGAAATAATTAAAAATTACTGCTACAACTGTAAAACCTAAAATCCAAGATATTACAGTTAAAGATGGTACAGTAAGATTAAAAGTAGTACAATTTGCTTGATTTGGAGGAATAAGAGATTCTGAAGCGGCCATTTATAATATATATATATTATAAAAATAATTTATTTATAATTTATTCAGTATTATTTCCTCTATTTCCGAAGAATTTAGCTTGGTCTTTAGTCATACAAGTGCAACCATAACCATCTTTAAAGTTCATACCACTATATTGATTTGCAACATATTTTTGTGCGTAATCACAATTATTATCAGTAAGAGGGAAAGGTGGAGCATACTGAGCGGGACAGCAATTAGGGCTTATAGTATTGTATGTTATATCATATTGAGCTGTTTTACCTTCAGGGTCCAACATATAAGTTCTTTCAAAATTCTTTCTTAATTGTTGATTATCAGATTGTTCTGTAATTTCATCAACAAGAGGATTTTTAGCATTTACAGTGAATTTAAAACCTCTATTATCAAAAACATCAGTTGGACTATTTTCATTTACACCAAAATTACTATTAGGTCCCATTACTCTACCATCACTTTTTGGATTTAGGGCTGGTTCTTCTAATTCTCCATATTCCAATTTATCTGCAATATCATTTTTATTTGTATAAACAAAATTTTGTGTCATAGGACGATAATTTTCTTGTTTAGGATTAAAAAAACCAGTTAACCATAATACAGCTATAACAGCAATTATTAATACAAAAAGCATAGTATTATCATTACCTTTAGAATTAGTATTCATAGCATTAAAATTAGATTGCATTATTATATAGTATATAATAACAAAATTTTTTTATAATTTATATAATTAATTGTATATTAATCTATTTTATAATAAATATAGTTTATAATTATGTTAATTAATAATAGGTAAATAAAAATTAGGAATAATCCATTTAGATTTATAATCATTATTAATTTTATTAGATTTTACTCTACAAATATAGTCTATAGTTATATCAAATTTTTCAAGAATATTATTAATTTTTTTAATAAATTCTAGATTAGTAGCAATATGTTTATAAAAATTATTTTCATTAAAATTAATATTATAATATTTTTCATGAGCTTGTTTATTACATTCAATATAAACATCATTAATAAGATTATCAAAAATATCTTCATCTATAATAATTTTTTTTTCATTAAAATTTCTTTTTCTAATATTATATATCCCTCAGGAGT